ATGCGGATTTCGGCGGTAGGAATCAAGCACTTGAAAGAGGGCTATCACGCGGATGGTGATGGCCTTTACTTGCAAGTGTCAGCGACCGGCGCGAAGTCATGGATTTTGCGCTTCATGCTGAACAAGCGCGCACGCGAAATGGGGATAGGCGCGTACCCGCTCTATTCCCTGTCGGAAGCACGCGAGCGAGCAAAGAAGTATCGTCAACTGGTCAAGGATGGCATCGACCCGATTGAACATCGGAAGGCTGAGCGCGAAAAGAACTTGATGGCAACTGCGCAACGTCGCACCTTTGAGGAATGCGCGCACGAATATCAAAAGCTCCACGCGAGCGGATGGAAGAACGCCAAGCACGCTAGTCAGTGGGTGAACACCCTGGCAACCTACGCATTCCCGGAGTTCGGCAAGAAAGACATTTCGGACGTGTCGAAGGCGGACGTTCTGCGCGCACTGGAACCGATCTGGGCCACCAAGCCGGAAACGGCATCCCGAGTTCGTCAGCGCATCCGCGCCGTACTGGATTGGGCGGCAGCGCGTGACTATCGGCGCGGCCACGATCCGCATATCTGGGATCAGATAAGCCAGTCCCTACCCAAGACCAAGGACATCAAGAAATCAAAGCACTTTGCGGCATGCCCCTATACCGGCATCTATGACGCCTTGACGTCAATTAAGAACTCCAATGCCGGCGAGACGGTAAAACACGCCTTCGAGTTCATCATACTGGCGGCGGCACGATCCGGCGAAGTGCGCGGCGCGCAATGGGCGGAAATCGACTTTGAGGAAAAGAAATGGACTATTCCCGCCGAACGCATGAAGGCCAAGCGGGAACATCGTGTTCCGCTTTCTCCGCGTGCTATCGAAATTCTGAAGGCGCAACAGCAAGTGACGGGCAAGAACGCGTCAGGATTGATCTTTGCAAGCGACAAGGACAAGCCCTACTCCGATATGACCTTCACGATGGCGTTGCGGCGCCTGGGCCACGAGTTCACCGTTCACGGTTTCCGCTCCACGTTCCGCGATTGGGCGGCAGAGCAAACCGCATTCCCGCGTGAAGTCTGCGAGGCGGCATTGGCGCACGTATCGGCCAAGGACGCGACCGAGGCAGCATATTTTAGAAGTGATCTATTCGAGAAGCGACGCCAGCTCATGGAAGCCTGGGCGACCTACTGCGCGACTGAGAAGAAGCCGGCGGAGGTAGTCGGCATCGGAGAGAAAAGGAAGAAGAAGTAGCACACCGACCCGGCGGCACCGGGAAAGCGGCCAGTAAGGATGCGCGAACATCATTACCGGCCTAACCAAAACCCAAACTAAACAGGAGTTTGAATCATGGCTAATGCCAATGTACCGCAATCAGTCGAAAGACTGTTAGAGATTAACCTCCACCTTGCAAACCTGCTTAGCCTCTTGGAAAAGAAAGTTCAGGATGAAGGAGAAACGTTAATTCATTCGGCGCGCCGTTACCTTGACGACGAGTTCGGCATTCTGAAGCAATTGGAAGGAGCCGCATGATGGTCAAGAGCGTTTCTATGGTGACTAAAAAAAGCGAAGCAGTGACCTTATGTGACGACCTCCACGCAATCGCCGCGCGCCTTGCAGGAGTCGAGGAAGTCTTGCGGGAAATGGGCGAAAAACCCGCAGGCAGAGGAAACACCTTGCACTTATTGGCCGGCGTGGTAGCTACCGCAAACGATCAAATTTGCCGTGCTGCAGACCGTGTGAGCGACTTACATACAGTGGAGTCAGCGCAATGAAACATCAACAGGAACAGGCATTGCTCGCAGCGTTTCGACGCATGAACGAAGACGAGCGGGAATTCATGGTCGAGTTCGCGCAAATGCACATCGAGAGCCGCAAGAACCAGCGGCCAGCACTGCACCTTGTGGCAAATACACCAAGAGCGCCAATGAATCGCTGAATCTCAACCACCGCCGGGAAACCGGCGGTTTTTATCTTGATAAGTCACACAGAATAATTCCTAGGCGATAACTTCATTATCTAAGCGTTACGCTTTTGCAACAAAGGCGATCTGCACTATAGAAATCGCACTTATTACCCCTCAATGCACCTCTATGCACCTCTATGCACTTATTGCACACCGCAAAAAACTACTGTTCAGCCGTACAGGTCATGAAAATTAATATCATTACAAAATAACGAGAATTTTTTCTATGGAGAAGCCCCCTTTTTTCATTACAATTGCTTCAAGTCCAAGAGAAACCTACTAGATACAGTAAGAATTAAGCGGCGCTTGCTGGATGTGGCGGGGGAATTGAGGAAGGGAGCAACCCAAGGGACGGCAATCCCAAGGGTTGCGATGTTTAAGGCGAGGGCCAGAAACGATTGCACCCGGCTAAGGGCAACTCGATTTTATACCAGATTGCTAAAGAAAACTAAACACTTTGTTGCACGGTAATGGACTTCTTTAGCGGAACTGGGGTTCTCGCCACTTTTTAAGAAGGTGGCAATATGACAACGAATATTGAATTTCTCAAGCTGGCTGTCGTGATGGGCAAAACCGGGAAATCGCGCAGCTCCATCTATCAAGCCATTAAAGACGGCGAGTTTCCCGCGCCTGTCCGCATCGGCCCGCGTGCCGTTGCATGGACTTCCACTTCCATAGCCGAATGGCAGCAATCGCGCATCCAAGCCTCTAAAGCAGCGTAAGGAGGCGACAAGATGACGCAAATAAAAAAGGCAGCCGGTAGCACGGCAGCCTGGGAAAGCTCACGCCAAAATATTAGCAGCCTATCCCCCCTGATCGAGCTGCGCAGCAATGGCGTTATGCCGAAATCCGGCCTTATCTGGATTGGCTTGGGATGCTGTCCACCGAAGCGCAATGCACTGACGATTGACCCAGAACGACTGCCGACTGATGAGGAATGCAAATCCGTTGCCGGCCTGGACGTTGTTCTGATGGTCAACGGCTATCTGAGTAAATACTCCCCGCTACGCAAGTTATGCGGTTCCCTGCTGGCTGCTAGGCCGCGGCGATTGCAAGTTATCGACCTGGACTATAAGCGCATTGCGTTCTTGAAGAATGGGGGCTGCCGATGAGTACATATGTCGAACAAGGCTTCGACGTTGAACCGGAAGCCGAGCACGCTGCAGAAGCGCGCAAACTCGTTGAGCAAGCTGTTGCAAAAGTCGTTGCCCCTAAGGTTTTGCGCTGCTATCGGGCCGTCAATATCGTGGAGCTGGTACAGACCCCGCTGAAGCCACGCGAGCGCATTTTATCGCCTTGGCTGTTGACGCAAAGTCTTTCCATGCTCTACGCATGGCGAGGCGTCGGAAAGACGCACGTTGCCCTTGGAATTGGCTTTGCAGTCGCAAGCGGCGGCGCTTTTCTGGGCTGGCAGGCTACTACCCCGCGTCGAGTGCTCTATCTGGATGGCGAGATGCCTGGTGCATCGCTGCAATCACGTCTTGCATCGCTAATCTCAAGTTCTGACGTTGACTTTGATCCTGATAATTTCAGAATCGTGACACCGGACTTGCAAGATGGTGCGATGCCTGACATATCGACCGTGCAAGGCCAAGAAGAAATATTCCCTCTTACAAAAGAGGCCGATCTAATCATCGTTGACAATCTATCGACGCTGGCTAGATCGGGTGGGCGCGAGAATGACGCTGAATCTTGGCAGGTAATTGCAGAGTGGGCACTGATGATGCGGCAGGAAGGGAGATCCGTGCTGTTCATTCACCATAGTGGCAAAGGTGGAGGACAGCGCGGCACATCCAAGAAGGAGGACATTCTTGATACTGTCATCACCTTGAAACGACCGCCTGACTACCAAGCCGATGAAGGCGCAAAGTTCGAAGTGCATTTCGAGAAAGGCCGCGACTTGCACGGTACAGAAGCGGAGCCATTTGAAGCGGCATTGATAACTGACCCGCACGGAAATCAATCTTGGGCAATCTCCAAGCTGGCCGAAGCGACCTTTGATCGTGTCGTTTCACTAGCCAACGAAGGATTAAGTCAAGCCGAGATTTGCATTGAGTTGGACATTCACAAGTCGAATGTTTCCAGACACATGCGCAAGGCTAGGGAACTCGGAATGCTGAAGGGAGATGCCAAATGACCGCCGCTCAGAAAAGTTGCGCAGTTGCGTTGCCTATACAACGCAACTGCGCAACTCCCGCAAATGACGCAACCTTGAGTGCAACCGGCACGCATCAAAATCCCCGGAAACCCGCATCAATCCGGGAGTTGCGGGCGCAACTCAAGGCGCAACAGTACCGCAACCAAGCGGAAACAGTAACCGCAACTGCTGCATCAAAAGTTGCGCACGATCCGCCGGTAAGTTGCGCAGTTGCGTTGCCTAAGGAGCGCAACCGCGCAACTGATTTGATAGCGGAGTTTATGGAGGTTGACGGACTCTCACTTGCAGAGGCAACGCAACTTGCGGCGGACTGCGCAAATATTCGGCCAGCGCATGAATGGCTGGCGATGATAAAGGAACTGGATGCTTTGATCGGTCAGTTCTGCGAACGCTTCAAGCTGGATGATGCTGCAAAAGAGCGCATCTTGGAGGTGCGAAGTCGGCAATCATTATTCAGTATTGCGCACTCCCTTGACTGGTTTCGCAATGAGCTAAAAAGCAGTTAGCCGACCATTAAACCGCGCATTGAAGCCTGCCCTAACCGGCTGGCTTTTTTCATATTTGGCGACTGAAAAACTACACCACAAAAATATTTTTCATCCGAGGAAATCCGAGGAAGTATTGCCTATTAAATAGGCATTGACCTGTGTTTTTATCCAGTGTATTTAGGGGTTACATCAACCCCTTTGCAAAGGATAAACATGATCCACAACATCAAAGAGCAGCGCGCTCTGGCAGTGGCCGAAATGCGCGGAATGGTCGAAAAGGCGCAAGCCGAGAAGCGCAATTTGAACGCTGACGAAACCGCGAAGTTCGATCAACTGAAAGCCAAGATTACAAGCCTTGAAGCAGAAGAAAGTCGAGCCGCATTTCTGGCTGAAGCTGAACGCCACATGAAGGGCGAAGCCGTCACCGACAAGCCGCTCGCCAATCTGGAAAGCCGCATCAATCTGGTGGACGCGATCAACGCGCAAGTAGAACAACGTGGCCTGACTGGTGCGCTTGCCGAGTATGCGCAAGAGCATGAGCGCATGACCGGGCGCAAGGCTACCGGCGTGGCTGTCCCGATGAGCATCTTTGAAAAGCGTGCTGCGCAAACCACCACCACCGCTGCCGGCATCGTGCCTGACGATTTCCGGCCCGATCAGTTCGTCGGCCTGCTGCGCAATGCCTTGGTAGTCAAGAGCCTGGGCGCACGCGTGCTGCCGAACCTGCGCGGCGATACCGTGATTCCGCGCCAGAAAACATCGAGCACCGCGCAATGGCTCGCTGAAGGCGATAGCTTGACCGATTCCGGCCTGACCTTCGACAACATCACGTTGAAACCGCGTCACGTCGGCGCGATTACAGAACTGTCTCGCCAACTGCTGCAACAGGCTAATCCGGCGATTGAACAACTGGTTCGTGACGATTTCGTGAACGTGGTTTCCGCTGCCGTCGATCTGGCACTGTTGCACGGCGATGGCATCAAGGAACCCGAGGGCGTGGTCACCGCTGCAACCGGCACCGGCACACTGGCTACCCTCAATTGGGGCACCGTGCTAACCGTGCTGGAAGGTCTGACGCTGGACAACATCGCGCCGAACTACTGGCTTACCTCGCCGGGCGTGGCAACGATCCTGCGCAAGACATTGAAGGATGCCGGCTTACCGGGCTACCTGATGGAAAACGGCCAATTGGCAGGCATTCCGGTCGCAGTCTCCAAGCACCTTGCAAACAAGGCAGGCGCACCGGCAACAGGCCGCGCTATCCTGGGCGACTTCAGCGAAATGATTATCGGCACCTGGGGCGGCGTGGAAGTGCTTGCCAATCCTTATGCAACCGGCCCGTATGAGCGCGGCGGCGTACAGATTCGCATCCTGACGACGATGGACATGACCCCGCGCCGTGAAGAAGCGTTCGCCATCGTTGACGACATCACGCTGTAACGGGAGGCGCGCAAATGACCAATAGTTTCGAGATACGAAGCGGCGGAATTTTGCGCGCCGCATCCCCCGGCAAGCTCACCGGCTATGCGGCGGTTTTTGGCTCACTCAGTCAAGACCTAGGCGGCTTTGTCGAGCGCATCCTACCGGGTGCGTTCTCCAAGTCGCTTGCAGGCACCGATCCGATTGTCGGCTTGTTCGAGCATGACCGGCACAAGGTACTTGGCAACACCCGCAGCGGCACCTTGAAGCTGACCGAAGATGACCACGGCCTAGCCTTCGAGCTGACGCTGCCCGATGTGACCTATGCGCGTGATGTGGGCGTGCTGGTGGAACGTGGAGACATTGCGGGTTGCTCGTTTGGTTTCAATGTTCCGGCTGGCGGCGACCATTGGGAAATGCGCGACGGCACGTTACAGCGTGACCTTATCACCGTTGACCTGCGCGAAGTCACCATCACCTCAAATCCTGCCTATCTGGATACCGAAGTCGCCAAGCGCAGCATGGAGGCATGGAAGCGTGACGACTACCTGAACAATTTCACGCTCTGGACTCTGACCGTATGAACTTCATCACCCGAACCCTAAGCCGCTTCGGTTTCGAGAAACGCGCAACCGATCCTTCATGGAATGCCGTGGCGCTCATGGCCGGCAGCACATCACCAGGCCAAGCCGAAAGCCTTTCGACCGTCTATGCGTGCGTCAGTGCGATCAGCGAAACGATTGCATCACTGCCCCTCATCCTGTACCGCAGAACTGAGGACGAAGGCCGCGAGCGCGCAAGCGATCACCCGCTCTACAAGGTTCTTCACGATGCACCGAACGACTTGCAAACCGCCTTGGAGTTTCGAGAGCAGATGCAAGCCGCCGTTCTGCTGCGCGGGAATGCCTACGCCGAAATCAAGCGCGGTTATGACGGCCAGGTTAGAAGCCTGACCCCGATTCACAATGACCGCGTGACCGTCATCCAATTGGAAAACGGCAGGCTGGCTTATGAAGTCACTGACGGCAAGGGAACTATCCGGCGACTGCTGCAAGAGGAAATGTTCCACCTGCGGCACCGCTCCGAAAATGGATTGGTGGGCGTGGCACCGATCACGGCCAGCCGCGAAACGGTACAGCTCGCACTCTCCGAGCGTGACCACGGCAATTCGACCTTTACCAATGGCGCACGGCTGGCCGGCATCCTGAAGTTCCCGCAAAAGCTCAAGGCCGATCAGCGCACGAACATAGCGAACAGTTGGAGCAGTCAGTACGGCGGCGGCACGAATGCCGGCAAGACAGCCATCCTCGAAGAAGGCGTCGAGTATCAGACCGTATCCATGAGCATGGAGGATGCGCAATGGCTGGAAGCACGTCAATTCTCTGTCGAAGAGATAGCGCGACTGTTCCGCGTACCACCGACCATCATCGGGGATCTCAGGCACGGCAACTACAGCAACAGCGTGGAAATGAACCGCGTGTTCGTAGTCCACACCCTGCGGCGTCACATGGCGATGTGGGAGCAAGCCATATCGAGAGCACTGCTGACCGATGCCGGGCGGCGTATCTACTTCGCAGAGCATAACGTCGAAGGACTGCTGCGTGGCGATAGCGGCAACCGTGCTGAGTTCTACAGCAAGGGCATTGCCGATGGCTGGCTCCTGCCCGACGAAGTGCGCAAGTTCGAGAACCTACCGAGGATGACCAATGACCAACGCCAAGCGCAAGCTGCAAATGCTCAAGCCCCGGCTACAGGTGCTTGATCCGATGAAGGCACGCGGCATCAAGACGCTGAAGCAGAAGCAAGAGGCGAACGGGCGAACGCTGGCACTCGATAGCGCGGCTTGGCGCAAGCTGCGCGCCTCCGTGCTTGCTGATGAACCGCTGTGCCGTCATTGCCAAGCCTTAGGACGTGTTACGCCTGCCACTGACGTGGATCACATCGACAACGACCCGAGCAACAACAGGCGGGATAACTTGCAGGCGCTATGCCATGAGTGCCACTCACGCAAGACCAATGCCGACATGGGACGACGCGTGAGTTATGGATGCGATGCGGACGGCATTCCACTTAATCCGAACCATCCTTGGCGCATTGACTACGAGCGCGAAAAATCACCAGATCGGCAGGCCAACAGACCGACTGGTACCTCGTCATTTAACGCTAACCGAGAAAACGAGCCATGAAAGTGACTCCCAAGCGCAAACGATCCGATAGCGCCGCTGCAGCCATAGCAGCCGCGAAAGCAGCCGCTATGGGGCCATTGGAGCCGCCGGCGCATATCACCCTACGTCAGATCGATAGACCGTTCTGGAACGCGATTATGCAAGCCCGTGCGCGTGATACCTGGACGGATGTAGACCTTGCGACCGCCGCGAATCTGGCGAGGACTCAGGCCGATATTGAACAGCTACATGCTGACCTTGCCGCCGCTGGTTATCTGCTGGGCGACAAGCCGCACCCTCTGGCCGCAATCGTCGAGACATTGAGCCGCCGTGCCGTGGCATTGAAGCGCGTTCTTCATGTCCATGCGGAGGCAACTGTCGGCAAGTCGGAGGATGCGGCCAAGGTGCTGGAACTGGAACGCCAAGCACGCGAGCAAGACGACGATGACCTGATTCCTACTCTGCGCGTGGTGCAATGATGACGCGCGCAGAACGTGTGATTGCCTTCATTGAAAAGCACTGTCTGACACCGGACGGCGCGCATGTGGGCAAGCCCATGATTCTGGCCGAGTTTCAAAAGCGGTTTATCCGCGAGGTGTACGACAATCCGCACGGCACCCGCCGCGCCTACCTGTCCATTGCGAGGAAGAACGGCAAATCCGGCCTGATTGCCGGCCTGCTGCTGGCGCATCTTGTCGGGCCTGAAGCCAAGCAGAATAGCCAGCTAGTCAGCGGAGCCATGAGCCGCGATCAAGCCGCGCTTGTGTTCAACCTGGCGGCCAAGATGGTGCAGCTATCGCCGCGGCTGTCGCAGATCGTGCGGATTGTCCCGAGCGGAAAGCGCCTGCTAGGACTGCCCCTAAATACCGAATACAAGGCGCTGGCCGCTGACGGCAAGACGGCACACGGCCTTTCCCCTGTTCTGGCGATCCTGGACGAAATCGGGCAGGTACGAGGCCCACAATCGGACTTTGTGGACGCAATCACCACCAGCCAAGGTGCACATGCTGAACCGCTGCTGATTGCGATCAGCACGCAAGCCGCAAGTGATGCCGACCTGTTGAGCGTATGGCTTGACGATGCCAAGGCCAGCAACGACCCGCGCATGGTCTGCCACTTGTACGCAGCCCCTGATAGTTGCGATTTGATGGACGCGCAAGCGTGGAAAGCGGCCAATCCTGCCTTGGGCCTGTTCCGCAGTGAAGATGACCTGCGCGAGCAGATGACGCAAGCGCAACGCATGCCGAGCATGGAGAACAGCGCACGCAATCTACTGCTGAATCAGCGCGTATCGACTGAAAGCCCGTTTGTCTCGCCAGATGTGTGGAAATCGTGCGGGGGAGAAATCGCGCTACAAACGCGATTTGACGAGGCTACCCCAATTTGGGGCGGCCTTGACCTATCGGCGCGCACCGACCTAACCGCGCTTGTGATCGTCGGCAAGGTGGGCGGCGTGTGGCAGGTAGTGCCGCACTTCTGGACACCGGCACAAGGAATTCATGAGCGCGCCAAGCGCGACCGCTCCCCTTATGACCTATGGGAGCAGCGCGGCTATCTGCGCACCACCCCAGGCGCAACGGTGGACTATGAGTATGTGGCGCACGACATGGCCGAGATTCTGGACGGTCTGAACGTCCAAGCCATCGCCTATGACCGCTGGCGCATCGATCTGCTGCGCAAGGAACTGGACAAGATCGGCGCAGAGCTGCCCCTCGTGGAATGGGGCCAAGGTTACAAGGACATGGCACCGGCGCTGGATGCGCTGGAAGCCGAATTGCTGAATGGCCGGATTGCGCACGGAATGCACCCGGTATTGGCGATGTGCGCGGCCAATGCGGTAGTAACGAAAGACCCGACCGGAGCGCGCAAGCTGGACAAGAGCCGCGCAACGGGGCGTATAGACGGAATGCAAGCCCTTGCGATGGCGATGGGCGTGGCAGCACGAGCAGCAGAGGAAGGCGCAAGCGTCTATGACAGCGGGGAAATTATGTTTGTGTGATTTTAAGACCGGAGAGCACCCGGCCCGAAAGGGATAGTGCTCGCGGGATTTGTCGGCCAGTGCCCGCATGATGAAAAACCCCGACAACCGGCGGCAGGCTTCTTTCTGTTGCTCCTTGCTTGCGCGGCCGGTACTTTATCGCCCCCCGTTTCGGGGTTCTCGGATGACACGGAGAATTGAATGATTACCTTGGATGAAGCAAAGACACATATTCGTGTCACCGGCACTGATGACGATACGGAAATCACCGCGATGATTGCGACCGCTCAGGCGCACATCGAAAACTATCTCGGTGTGACCTATGCCGATGGCGAAGCCCCTGCCCCGGTCAAATCGGCGGCGCTACTGATGGTGGGCGACCTGTACGAGAACCGCGAGGCGCAGACCGACCGGCCATTGACTGACAATAAAGCGTTCATTCGCCTGCTGAACCCTTACAGGACGATGGAAGTATGAGAGCCGGGAAATTGAGGCATAAGGTGTCAATCGAGCGCGCAACGATCACCCAGGACGATTACGGCGGCATTGTTCGGACTTGGGGCACCGTGGCGACTGTTCCGGCAAGCGTGGAACCGATCAACGGGCGGGAATACTTCACGGCCTATACGACACTATCCGAAGTGACCACGAGGATCAGAATACGTTACCTGGACGGTTTGACTGTTACCGACCGGATTACGCATCGCGGCACGGTCTACAACATCGTGAGCGTGATTAATTCCGATATGCGGAATGAGGAATTGGTGCTGATGTGCAAATCGACTGGCTAAACCGCTTGTCCAAGCGAAATTTGAATTGAGGGATGATTTGTGGGTAGAAAAGAAAAAGCGGCCCGAAAGCCGCTTGTTTCCTTGCTCCCTGGCGGAGACTGTGAGATTCGAACTCACGGACGGTTGCCCGTCGGCAGTTTTCAAGACTGCTGGTTTAAACCACTCACCCAAGTCTCCATAAACTTTTTCCATGCCTGGTTGCGGAGATGATCCGCCCGTTGCGGAGGCTCCTCCCTTGGAACCCGCATGGAATCAAGGGCTCCAGGAATGGCAGTGGCTTTCAAGACCAGTGCCTTAAACCACTCGGCCATACCTCCGGTCATGGGAATTATCACACAAGTGGCGGCGGTACGACCTTCGAATGCGGGCGCATTCGCCCTCTGCCAATTTTTATGCAGTGCGCATTATACCTAAGTCGCGCGCGATTTCCCTGTCGCCGATAGCAATTAATTCAGAAACAACTGTTGCAGGTCGTTCAGGAAGCGCTGTCCGAGTTCGGTCGGCTTGATGAGCTTGTGGTCGCGGTACAGCAGCCCCTTGGCTTCAGCCGCGTTGAGTGCTTTTTCAATTGCATTGATCGTCAATCCGGTGCGCTCCGCAAACAGATGGGTTTCAAACCCGTTATTCAGCCGCAGGGCATTGAGCATGAACTCAAAGCCGAGATCGTTCCTGCCGACTTCGAATTCTTCCTGCACCGGCCGGCCGGCTTGCACTTGTTCCATGTAGGATTTCGGCTGCTTGTAACGCATCTGCCGCACGATCCGATGCGGAAATGAAATCTTGGAATGCGCCCCTGCGCCGATGCCGAGATAGTCGCCAAACTGCCAGTAGTTCAGATTGTGGCGTGCCTGCCGGTTGGGCTGCGCGTAAGCTGAAACCTCGTAGTGCTGATAACCGGCGTCGCCGGTCAGCTCCTGAATCATGTCCTGCATTTCGGCGCTGGCATCGTCGTCCGGCACCACCGGCGGATACTTCGCGAAGTAGGTATTCGGCTCGAGCGTCAAGTGGTACAGCGACAAGTGCGGCGGGGCGAAACCGATCGCCGTCGACACATCCCTGCGCGCCTCCTCCAGCGTCTGCGAAGGCAGCGCATACATCAGGTCGAGATTGAAGTTGTCGAAATTCGCCTGCGCGATGTCGATCGCCTTGCGGGCTTCCTTGTCATCGTGAATGCGGCCAAGCGCCTGCAGATGCCGTGCATTGAAACTCTGGATGCCGATCGACAGACGATTGATACCGCTGTCGTGGTAGGACTTGAACTTGTCCGCCTCGAAGGTGCCCGGATTAGCCTCCATCGTGATTTCCACTGCGCCGTCGAGCGGCAGCAACGTGCGGATGTCGGCGAGCAGCTTGTCGAGGCCGGCTGCGGACATCAGGCTGGGCGTGCCGCCGCCGATGAAGATGGTGTAGATCTTGCGGCCCCAGATGAGCGGCAATGCCTGTTCAAGGTCGGCGCGCAGCGCGGCAAGGTAGTCGTCCTCGGGAAAACCGCCTTTCGCTTCATGCGAATTGAAATCACAGTACGGGCACTTCCGCACGCACCAGGGAAAATGCACATACAGCGACAGTGGCGGTAGCGCTGTCAAATGCAGCGCGCCGGGTTTCAGGAATGCGCTTGCGGTTTCAATCGGCGTACTCGCCGTCATGCCACCCGACGAAACGGGCTTGATGGGAATCAT